CTTGGCTCTTAACTGGAACGGGGCAGCCGTTCCTGCCGGCACGGTTTTGACGATTGATGTAGAGTTTAGTGAGGAGTCGTAGAGTGTGCCGACTGTTCCGGAGTTCGGATTCTGTGGACCGACCTACCAGGCGGCCTCCAAGATTCTAGACGCCTCCAGAGCCATCAATCTCTATCCCGAGGCTGGCAGTCCAACATCAAAAAGCAAGTTTGCCCTGATCCAAGCGCCCGGAGTTATCCACTGGATGACACTCCCGGAGAGCCCGGTGCGCTCTCTCTGGCCCGGCGTCGGTCGCTTATTCGCCGTAGGAGGTAAACACGTCTACGAAGTCAGTGCTGCCGGCGCGGTTATCACGGATTACGGCGTTATTCCGGGTAGTGACGGAATCAGCCCGGTGCAGTTTTTTGCTGGAGGCACAAATAGTTCCAACGCGGAACTCGGCTTGATGGATTCAAGCGTCCCCGCCATTTTCAAAATCGGGACTGGACTTAGCGGGACTGGAATCACGCAGGTTCTCTTTGAAGCCTGGGCCTTGGAGTTTCTGGACAGCTTTTATGTTGCCTTGGGATCGCCAGGGACCGAACAGAACCGTCTGCGCGTTTCCGCGCAACTGGATTTATCGACGTGGCCGGCACTGGCATTTGCCGACCGGAGCGGTACTCCTGATCTGGGCATGAACATCGTGCAGGTGAATGGGCAACTCTGGATCTTCTCTTCAAAGAATCTTGAGGTCTGGCACAATGTAGGCGGCTCGCCATTTCCGTTTGAACGCATTCCTGGCTCCACGATGAATATGGGCGTGCTCGCGCAGTATTCGATCCAGAAGGTCGGCAACATCATCATATGGCTGGCCGCCAGCGAGCGCGGTTTCGGAGCCGTGTACCGAAATGATGGCCTGCTCCCGGTGCGTATCAGCCCGCCGGCAATCGAGGACTTGATTGCCAGCTACCAACTGGGATCAGCGGGTCTCACACAGGTTACGGCCCTGACCTATGAAGAGGAAGGGCATTTGTTTTACATGCTTACCTTTCCTGCCACGGCAGGCAACCCCAACGGTTCGGCGCTCGTTTATGATCTGACCACCGGGATGTGGCATGAGCGGTATCACTTGAAAGCCGATGGCGTAACTCTCGAACGCCCACTGTATCATTGCGTGGCGACCCTGGCTAACTTCGGGGGCGGCAGCGCCACTCCCATTACTTTCGCCGGGGCCTGGAACAGCGGCATTATCTACCAGCTTGGTCTCAAGTGGACGCGGGATGATACTGACCCACGGATGTACCGGCGGACGGCGCCGCATATTTCAGACGGCGACCGCTGGATCAAGCATGCTTCTCTGGCCCTGTCGGTTGAACCGACCACAGCTCCTATGACCTTGGAGTACTCGAATGACGGTGGGCGGACCTTCACGCAGGGTCCTTACACGATCAATCCGAGCGGAGAGAGTCCGAGCCGCTACAAATGGAATCAGCTTGGACGCTCAAGGGATCGAGTTTACCGTGTGACACTCATCGAGACTGGGGCCGTGCGCTTTATCAATGCCTACCTGAACGTGGTTGGCGGAACGGAGCCGTAGATGGCTGATGTGAACGTGCCTACCAAGTGCGTGGTGCCCATCACCACGCCTTTGCTCACGGGGGCGTCCGTAGCCGAACCGAATGCAAACGGCGAAGTCGGCAAGTTGACCTGGCCCTGGATCATGTTTTTTAATTGCTTGGCGAAGAAGCAGGCAGCCGCCGGCGAAGTTCGCATCGCATTCAACATCTGCATTGACGATCCCCCGACAGTCCCGCAGGANCTTGATTACAAGGATATCTGGACATGGCAAGCCGCAGGCCAAGCCATTGCGGTATTCGCAATTGCGACCGAGCCGCCCATCGGCAGTGAGATGGAGTTTGATTTTTTTCTCAACGGCGCATCCATCTTCGGATCTGAGAAACTTGTCATCCCGAATGGCACGGGCAGCGTGGTGACGTTCTCGACGTTCGCGCAATCTCCATTGCAAGCAGTGGAGGGCGACATCATTACCGGCCGGGTGCTGAAAGTCGGATCGGTATTCTCCGGGCAGCACGTGACTGTCTTTATCACGTTCCGGTTGATTGCGGAAAGGTGAGCCAATGGGGTTAGTCTATAAGGACCCGCAGGTATATGTGGAACTCGCTTGTGATCGGGTGCAGGAGTTCCTAAGCGCTATTGACGGACTCCTGCTTTCCCTGGGATGGACGAAGACTAACTTCCCGACTAGCGCCGTTTGGACAATGCCGAATTCTATGCTGAGTGACGACTCCATCAATATTCACCATAGGCTTTATGATTGCGGCACTTCTACTTTTAGCGACACGGTGGGCACAGCTTTCAAACGTTATATTTTCAAGGAGACAGCAAGCGTGCCTCCCCCTGTTGATCCAGACGTTGTGGAAGTGATCGTCGGGGTGCCTCCTCCTTGGATACCAGTTCAATATATGACTCAACTGGTCAACGCCATCAATAGCACCAGCTCCTTGGTTACGGCTGTTATTTCGGACCCGAGCAACAAGATCACCGTTACAAGAACAGCAACTCCTCTGGCTGTCGTCTGGTCTCAATCAAATCCCGCTACGGTTGGCCGGCTGCGTGGAGCAACTATGTACAAGTCGGTCAAAACCAGTCAAGGCATGCAGTACCGCCTGCTAGTCAGCGATCCGGGCCGGAATGGCTTGGGCTTCTATGGTCCTGGGGATTTCGGCTATGGCAATGGCGCTGTTGATTTCCAGCCTTATGCCGTCGATGATGACACGATTTTCATGGATATAGGCGCGCGGATTGTCACTCTGTGCGGCAAGCAAGTGAAGGTCATCGCTAACCCTCATCAGCTGTGGCCATTCGTTCTCGGGAACGATAGTGTCAGCCAACGTGGGAATGCATTTCAAACAGGAACACTGTACATCAATCCGCCAACTTCTCCGAAACCAATTGCGGACATCAGCAACGCGGTCAACGCCGTGGTTACTCAGCCCGCGCACGGATATCTGACTGCGCAGCAGGTCTATCTTGTTGGCGGCAACATGCCGAGTGTTCGCGGCTTGAGCACGATCACAAAGATTGATGACAACAGGTACAGTCTGGACAAGAACTCAACGTCTGATCCAATTTATGACGGCAGCGCGATCGTCGGAAATATCAATCTAGGTGAGACGGCGCAGGCTTTTTATATGATAGCGGATGGTATAGAGGGTACAACAAGCTCCGTGAATTTGCGGAATCGACTACATGGCACCGGCGCCAACGCATTCTTCTGTTGGAATCAGAACTACTTCCGGCAGACAGGCATTGCCAGCCCATTCGGGGCAGGACGCATCTATCTTCCGACTTCAGCGATAGTGAGAGCAAGCGGGGACCACGACCGAGCGTTATTTAGCAATGAAGACGGCACGCTGTCAGAGCCGCTCCTCGGCTGGGGTCTGACGGGTGAGGCGGCGATGGCTAAAATCGTCGGGCAATTTTTCGGGGCACAAGCTTATAGCGACACGCTCACCATGGATCTGACTTCGCCGACCATCCCCATGTATGACGGTCGCAATTGGCTGAATTACACTCACAACAACACTGGTACAAGTGTAGGAATCAACGGCCTCGCCGGAGGGATCCTGCTTACGGTGCCATAAATGGCTCGGATGCAAACGAAGAAGGCGCGGGTTGTCTGGTACAACATCAACGCGCCTATGCCCAATCAGAGAATCACCATCACGGACGGTGCAAATACAAAATATGCCCGTGGATGGTCCTCATGGCTGGGAGAGGCCCTGCTGCCGAACAAGCACGCCATACCGCTCTGCGTTTTGCCGAAGATCACCCCCATCGGCATCCCACCAGCAAAATGTGTTGATGCGGCGTACTGAAGGTTTCTCTGCTTCTGGCCAGCTACGCCCGCCTACCAACAGCGCTGTACAGCACAGAGCACGGAGAACGGGAATTGTTGCTACGGATATGGAGAATCGAGAGAACGCTTAATTCGTCAGGCATCTCAGGGTCTCCAGTTGTCGCGCCAGCCGTCGCCGCCTGATCCCCTCCAGCGTCAGGTAGTCGTGGATCGTTGCATCGAGCAGCATGAGGTTCTGCGGGCAATTGTGCGCCCGCCGGCCGTCGATGTGATGGACGTGAAACCCCGAGGGGAGACCGTCGCCATTCAGTCGAGGCACCAGCCATTCAGGGCAGTAGATTTGTAATGAAACCCACATAATGATCCGATGCTCGTAGTGGTCGCGGAAGGGGCCGGCCTTGAGCCGGACATAGCCCTTGGCGGTCGTGGTGCGCCCATTTCGGCCCTGTGGCGCGTTCCCTGACCCTGAGACAGGCTGGAGCATAGCTTAGGCGCCCCCGTGCGTTTCTAGCGCGTGGCGTTGCGCGCTAGACGAGACCCCGGCGATTCTACCAGCCTGCCTGGACGCCGCCAGGCGGGCGGTATTGGCCGCCGTCTGGCTCTCGGACAGCACCCGCCGACGCTTGACTCCTGCCAACTTGATCGCGGCCTTTGGAGGCACCCCCCAAGCCTGAATGTCCTGCGCTCTGCGCCCCTCCGGGGTCCGTGAGATGTCGCCTTGCCAGAAAGTCCCGTCGCCTACCAGTTCCCGTAAACGCCGGGGTTGCACGGGCCGGGCATTCAGCATCATCAGGCATAGCCTGCCGGCATCGAAGTACAGGAGGCCCCGGCGTCCCGGTATGATCGGATCGCCGCATTCGTCGCGGCGGATCTTCAAGCGATAACGCTCGGCGAGGGATTCCAGGGCAGTCATGTTTTCTCACCTCAGAGCGAGAAGCGCCTTATGTTTCCGCAAGTGCCTTAATCCGCGCGCCTCGATCATCCGCACACGCTCGCGCGTGACATTTAGATCACGACCGAGTTCCTCAAGCGTTTTCTCCTCACCATCAAGACCAAAGCGCTGGCGGATCACTTTCTCCTCTCGTGGGGACAATCGAAGGAGTGCTTTGTCGATACACAACTGGGTATCAATCAGTTCATCTGGCGGCGGCACTGTCAGATTCCGAGCCGCTTCGAGCGGCAAGAACATCTCGGCATCGACATGGTAAGCGCAGAGTTTCGGCCAGCGCTGCGAGTAGAGTTCAAGTGGGAATAATTCCGCAACTGGCATATCAAAAAAATCAGCGATACGGGAAGCGCGTGGCGTAGGGTACCCATTGTCAATCCTGTAAGAGGAGATACTCATGCGAAGCAGCTCGCGCAAAGTCCCAGCGGAGATGCCTATGACTTGCGCGGCAACCGGGATCGGTGATACCATCCCAGGGCACCCTTCGTGCAGTAGCTTTGCCGTCTTCCCGAAGCGATCCCACAGGGCCTGCCAGAGCACGGCGTTTTTGAAGCGCAATTCAACACGGAGGCTCTTCACGGCTCATCCCCCCAATCCGCAGGCAGCAATCCCCCGGCAATCTTATCCTCCGGGGTCCGGTCAGACAGGTCCTCATCATCCCCGCAAGCGAGCGCCCGGAAGCCCTCATTGAGTCGCCGCTGTAGCCGCCAGTCGCCTCCGGGTGCGCGGCGCGGGTCCGTCCAGTCGGGATTCCAGTAAGGCGAATCACTCATTCCGCCTCCGAGTCTCGGTAGGGAAGCCGCGCAGCCATCACAGCCGCCCTAGGCTGGCAAACGCACCGCTCTACGCACTCGACTCCGTACTTGATTACGGGCCGCCAGCCTGTGCCGTCGCACTGCCGACAGTGCGGTTGCTGCTTTGCCGGTCTCAGCCGATGTCCGGCCCTCCAAGCGTCTGCTTGCGATGGGCAAAATTCAACCTCGTGTAATACGTCCGTAACCCACTGCCGGAGTACGTCGCCGCCGCCGACAAAACTGAAAGCACCCTGTAGCGTGTCGATGAATTCGCGCTTCGCCTCCTCCGTTTTGGGGTACCCCGGCAGTCCCGAGAGCCGGGCCATTTGCTCAGAGCAGAATTGGCGGTCGGGGACGGTCATATGAATTCTTCTTTGACCTCCAGGATTTCACGGTATCGTCTTAGGGCTCCATCAATCTGTTCTAACCGATAGGCTTGCTTTTCACGTTCTTTCTCAAGTTTCTTTAGACGATCTGAACAATTCCAGTATTCACGCAACGCTGCGATCGCTCGGGGATTGTGACGAACGTAAGCAAAAAGAGCCTTACTTGCCTCCTCGTGGCAAATCCTATGACAAGCATTCGGTTTCGCAACCCGATTGACGACGATCGGCATCGTGCGAATTAAAGGAATCAACTCGGAAACAAGTAGCATATTCGATTCAGCCGGTAACGCCTGGCGGTTCGTTTTGCCTTCTAATCGTAGCCGCACTTCCTTGATCCACTTTCTAGAAAAGCAGCAATCAATCAGAACATTTACGGTCCGGCTATCTCGCCCAGCTAATTTCACTCTTTGCAAGCCCCGCACTGCCGCTAACAATTCAAAATACACATTAGACGGTCCATCCATCGCCCCGCAATCCGTCAGGCTGAGATCGGGAATATGATAAGCCCAAGCTCCACATCCGATCTTGTCCAAAAAGGCTCCATCCGTGTAGAGATTCAATATCGCTCTATTCACAGCCGCCTCAGTCTTTCCGCCTCGGAGTAATGCCCAGGATTTTCCACCGGCGTTGCATCGCCGAATGTTCCTTCCCACATACCATCGCGTAGGAAGTTCTCCAGGCTCACGACTACGCCCCGGCTGACCTCGGAGGAAAGTTTGTACGCCTCGACGCCGGCAAGAATTTTCGCCTCGGTCTGAGCGTCTTCGCACCGCGAGAGGAAAGTTTGACAGGCCATGTCCGGTTTCCTGATCCTCGGGGCGACCGGTTTCCGCTGGCAAGCGACAACCAGCCGCTCCCATCCGGCCCGTGGATCGTAGCCGTTTTTCGGCGCAAACGCCGCCGCGAATTTTCCGACAGGAACTCTTTCCTCATCTTCAGGTTTTCTTTTCAGGAAAGATACAGACATAGAGTCAGAATCAGACGCGGTGCTTAAGGGGGGCTTACTTAAGTTCTTGATTCTTCTAGCGTTAACCATTCCACCCCTGCGCCCATCTTCGATTGATTTTGTTTTCTCTCGTAGTTTCTGCTTCCGCATAACGGCTAGTTTTCGATTGCGGTACCTCCCGTTTTTCAGGTTGAAATGAGGGAACACCATCGGCCAGGCGGCGCTGAGTTCCGCGACAGAAAAATTGGTCATCCTTGCCAGCTTTTCTGGATCGTTGGGAACATACCCGTCTTTCCACTGGTACATCAGCAAGTCGAGGTAAATTGCCCTGGCCGTTGCGGTCATGGTCAACCGCGTCGGGGATGTGAGCCAATCATCCACGTATAGCGGCATGAACGGCAGCACCGCCATCACCGCCACCAGCGTTTTGACTTGTCGGATTGTAACAATAGCCCCTCCTAGCAAGGGTGTGGGAGCGGCGCTGCTAGGCCACCGCCCCCGGTGACCTTCTTCGGTGCCTGGGGGCCGTCGCCGCCAGACATGAGGATTATCCGCCATCTTGCAGCCCGTGTCAAGAGAAAAGTTCAGCATCAGGCGTGTGCGCCGATTAACACGGCAGTTCCGTCTGGCAACCAACATTCTTGAACGTCCGCACATCCGAAAACTGTTTCGGCTAACCAGGGAATGTCAATCCTTCGATTGTCATCAAAAGGTACAATTACACTGTACGCGGCGGCCTCGCCCGGTGGTAGCACTAGAACCCAGTCCTCATCACCACCATGTAACGATAACACCCGCAGATACTCCGGAGCATCGTGGAACTTGTAAACAACGATCCCATTTTGAATGCGGTCGCAAAAGTCCCGCACCTCCTCATTCCGCAGGCAAACGCTTCCCGGCTGACCCGCCAGCGCTCCATTTACGAATAACGAAAGCTGGCTATGCGATGGACTTTCTCTGGCGATTCTCGTTGTAATTCTCATTGTCCGCTCCCCCTGTCAAGAGCAAAAATCGTCCGCTCAAATTCTGACGCGCACTGAGGACAACAGTGCATCAGATGGTGTGCTGTAATCCTAACTTCCAGATCCCAGCAGACCTCGCGTCCGCACAGCGAACGAGTATCCGCGCCGCCTCCCAATTTTCGGCCAGCAGAACTGAGCTTGCGGATGTGCCACGGCGAACCGCCAGTAGCTGTGGCTTGCTCGCAAAAGGAAAACGCACTGTCGTTTTGCATCTCTCAACTCTCCTCGATCTCTCGCCCACAGGCGGGGCATAATTCTGCTTCAATCTCGCGCTCGCAACTCAGTTGTCTCTATCAGCACAATCGACCGATACTCTCCCACCGTGCGCCGGAGCCAGCCTTTCTTTTCGAGTGCACGTAAAACCAGCGTGATGTAATTCAGGGACCAATCGCATCGCTGTGCGATTTCGGCAATGCTCGGCGAACGCCCCTGCTCCTGGAAGTAGCGGACAACTTCAGCGAAGACTCGTTGTTGTGAGCGAGACATGGGCAAGGGCATCAGTAGAGCTGCCTCCAGTACCAGATTCGGAACTGTTTGAGGTTATCGACCCAGGTTGTCCTGTAACCTTCGCGCTCTCGATCCGCCATCCACTTCAGTTGCCCAAGTGTCGGTCTTTGACCGGGTCTCTTGAGTTCCAGGAAGAAGCCTTGAAGATAGCCAACGCTAGTCGGCCGGATAATCAAAGCATCGGCAGCGTTCTTTTCTCCCAGGTACCGATGGTGCCCACGTGTTCCCGTTGGCCGATGGCGAACAATTCGCCACTGCTTCTCGCGGAGGAAGGCGAAGACTTGCTTCTCCAGGTCAGCCTCGATCAGCAGGCTATCCTTCGGGTCAATCCTTGGTAGTCGTTTTGGCATTCAGCACCACCTCCACGTTTCGCCACTGCAAGCCGAACTTGTTCTCCGCGTCTATGAAAAGACCTTTCCACACCATCTCTTCCGTGTCCGCTGAAGAATCATGCCAGCGCTTTTCTGTATACCGAACCCATTCAATAGCTGCTCGGATTTTCTTCTCACGATCCGCGATAGTCATGTCTTCCTCGTCAAGATGATCTGCTGTTCTCTCGACGCGAAATTCCTACGCCGCCTTCGTTCGCCTTCGAGGAGCGCGTCGAACATTCGGCTTGTCCGCTGCATGATCCGCAGGGCGGTACACGCTGCCGCCAGCACCTCAGCTCTCGCTACATCATTCGGCAGCGCCCGCAACAGAGCGATAATCTGCTTACGGGTCTGCTTGCGGTGCGTCAGAGACTTCTTTTCGCGGAACAAGTTCAACCCTCCGCAGTTATGGCAGCCCGGAAATGGGCGAGGGTCTATCCTCTCCCGGCTCTCGCTCCGTTCCCTGCTCCAGCTTCGTGCAGATTTCCTCGTACTTGTCGATCGTCACTTCCGTGCTGTGAGCGAAGCCGTATCGCGCCAGCAACTTCTTCATCTCGTCATCGGTCCAGCCAGCCTTTTTGCCGATCGCGTACATACGTTTGCGTTGGGGGTCGCTGATGATCCTGGCCGGGCCGCCCTGCTGAGGAGGAGATTGCGCAGCCGATTGATCGAAGCCAGTCATTTCCTCGGCTGGGGTGGGTTGATACCCGGCAAGCGCGACAACCCAAGAGAAGACGGCCCGGAGGGCCTTGGCCCCGGCACGAGTCTGCGCCATTGAACAAAGCTGGTTCATCGGCACTTTCTCCTCGCCGACTTTCACTCGCTTGCGGTCGTCATCCGGCCCCTGCCATTCATACTTCGGACGCACGCCCCAGTTCTCCTCATCATTCAGGCAAATGGCCGTGGCGCTTCCGATGACGTTACCATTGCTGACGGCATCGACAGTAGCCTCGAAGCCGTGAACCTCCCCGAAGTTGATCGGTCTCACTGTTCGCGTTCTCGCAGTAACTCCGTAGAAGCCGCCAACCATTTGCCAGCCCTCGGCCTTCAGATGCTTGCCCTTGCCGATCTTGATTTCCCAACCGTTACGACGCACGACGGCCATCAATGCCTTGGCCGCCCGGGAAGCATCCGCCAGTATCGCTTCCGGCGTTCTTGTCAGCGATAAGGCGCCGCTGAAGGAACCTCCGGGCGTCGCCACCTCCGCTGGCATCACCGCTAATTCTCTTGTTTCGTTTTCCACTTGTTACCTCACTCTCTTTCGGACTTTCTTATCCAGGTCGTATGCCCGGCGCAGGAGCAGGAACATTTCCTCGGCAACATCAAGTTGCATGAAATATCGCTGCTCGAAATCGGCCTCCTCCTTGCTGAATCGCACAATCTGATAGCCCTCGATCGGCTCAGCAGGCCGGTTTTCTTTCCACAGGATGTCGTAGGCCGCAAGCTGTAGCAGGTGCTCGGTGTAAATCGCGCCGGAAGTTTTCCAATCGCCTAGTAGCCGCCTGCCGCCTACGAGAACCACGTCCAAAGTCCCGCCAAAACGATGTTGTTCCGAGACGAACTGCACTTCGGTTACCAGCGGTTGAAGTCTTGTTTGCGTGGCCCACTCATTATACATAGAGTAGGCTTGACAGGCTTTGTTTCTAATCTCGGGGGGCGTATCCTCGGGGACGACGAAGCGCTTACCGCGAATTTTCGCCTCGACCATTGCGTGAGCAAGAGTACCTGCATCAGCCGCCGCATCTCGCGTCTCGCGGTAGTCCCGCCCGGCGCACCCTTCTTCCCACGCCCAATGGAGCAACCCGCCCATATCCTTGAATCGCCCCAGGATCGTAGTCACTCCCGGCACGCGAGCGCCGTCAGCGAGGAAATAGCCTCGCTTAGGGGTTGGCATCAGGATTGCCCGTAGCCGTCGCCGTCGCCGTAGCCGTAGCCGTAGCCGGAGCCGTCGCCGTCTCCGTCGCCGTGGCCGGAGCCGGAG